TAATAGTGTTGTGTATATTGTGAATGAATTGTGTATATAAATGCCTCTGTAATACCTGTTTAAATGTCTCTAGTTGTTGTGATCTTGGCCCACAGTATATCACAAATGCCCTCAAATGTCAACACCTCAGAGTCACTCATAGGACTGGCACATGCCCCCTTGACAGTATAGTTTTCCACAGGTCTTAAGTGTAAATCAGTGAGAACACAGTGAGCATCAGCAATCTCAGTGTCAATGAGTATATCTTACCTGTGGAAAACTATGTGTATATCTGTGGAAAACTTGTGGAAAACTCAGTATAACAAACTGTGAGAATGTGTGGGATTGACAGTGTATGAGACTTGACAGATTGCAGTTGTTATGTTATAGTGAATTCGCAGTTGTTTTGTTATATTATGTGGGGGTTTGTGGGGTAATGCGAAAAAACAAGACTCCCCTAACCTACAGAGGTGACAAAATGCGAGAACGATATAAAGATGATTAAAAAAATTTTTTGGGGTAAAAAAATGCCTGTAAGGTTGCTCTATGAAAGGGTCTGGGGCACAACTATAAGTCCCTTGGATGAAGTGAGTTATATTGTGAGTTGCCTGTGGGAAACCTTAAATATACTTGAGTCCCACATATATAAAAAAATTTCCCAGGATAAAAATGCCCTATAAGTTGATTGCAAGAGATCGTGTGTTCTGTGAGGGAGAACTGGCACAATGCCAGGAGACACTCACTGGTATTCACAATATGATTAGTGCAGGGTTTTCTACTGACTTTCAGGTAGAAGACTTTCTGATAGTAAGTTGTGAGGAGACTGTGAAATGAATGAAGATATGCCTTGGGTCAATCTAACTCAAGAAGAAGTGGATGAACTTCGTAAGAAAAAGTATGAACTCAGTGAGTATGGTAGGAAGAAAATTAAGGGGATGATGGAAAAAACAAAATTATCAAGCGTTCAAGTTCTTAAAAGTCAAGAAGGTATAGGAGTTGGATCAACTGAGTCTATGGAACCTGAATGGCGTTCTATTACTCTTTGGAGTATTATGAGGGAAGAACTTGGATTCTCTATTGATATGTGTGATGAGATTGTAAATGCAGTTGAAGAATGGTTACCTAAAGAGCATGATACAAACTCTTATAAATGGAATGAATGCATTAAAATGATTTTAGGTAAACTACGATGAATTGGTTTGAGTATTGGGTAGGTCATTGTTGGATGAGTGGATGGCAGTCCATCAGAGGGGCATATAGGATATGGTCTGATCTTATGACAGGCAACTACAAGGACTATGCACTGCTTCTTAGTGATGACCCTTACACAGAATGTTATGAATGGTTCTGGGTGTCCCTTGGTGAGGACAATACCTATCCCAGGGAGTTTCTGGAATATCTGCAACAACTGGTAGATGATATTGATAGTGGCAAAGAAAAACTCATTCCTATAGATGAGGGTTTTATGGAGCGATTGAAGAACCTTGTTGAAGATGTGGAGTTAGATTGATAGTATTGTGGGACCCCAGCAGTTTCTCTATCATTATAGGGTCATTGACATAAAATAAATAGTACAGTATCATTTGATGTGATACGTACGTACATCACAATTTGAAATTTTTATGGCAAAAGGATTTACTGTAAAAGCAAAACAACCTGAAGCTCAAGATCAAGCATTATTCAATCTTGAAGAGTGTAAGGAAAGGATTAGGGGTAAGAGCATTGTATTCTGTTTACCTGGACGAGGAGTATCATATACATTTTTAAAGAACTTTGTTCAATTATGTTTTGATCTTGTTCAGTGTGGTGCGAGTATTCAAATCTCACAGGATTACTCTAGCATGGTTAACTTTGCTAGATGTAAAGTATTAGGGGCAAATGTATTAAAGGGACCAGATCAAATTCCTTGGCAGGGTAATCTAAAGTATGATTACCAACTTTGGATTGATAGTGACATTGTTTTCAGCACAGATGCCTTCTGGGCAATCTTTGCAATGGATAAGGACATTGCAGCAGGTTGGTATGCTACAGAGGATGGTAGGACTACCTCAGTGGCACATTGGCTTGATGAGGATAGTTTCAAGAGCAATGGTGGTGTCATGAATCATGAGATGGTGGATACCATCACAAATAGACGTAAACCATTTACAGTAGACTATACTGGATTTGGTTGGGTACTCATCAAGAAGGGGGTCTTCGAGCACCCTGAAATGAAGTATCCATGGTTTGCACCACAGATGCAAGTCTTTGAGTCTGGAGAGGTTCAGGACATGTGTGGAGAGGATGTTTCATTCTGTCTTGATGCTACACGTAAGTGTGGTTTTGAGATCTGGTGTCACCCACAGGTTAGAGTAGGACATGAAAAAACCAGAGTTATATAGAATCCTATGTAATGGTAGAGTCATCTATAAAGATCTAACAGAAGATGAACTGTTTGATGTTATGGATGAACTCTCTGAACAATTCTACCAAAAGGGGCTTCCCAAACCAGATGACCTTGTGGTAGAATTCATTGGTACACCAGAGGATTAATATTATGGCAAAGCGTCCCTCACTGACAAACAAAGTTATTATTGAGAGCAAACCAAAAAAGACTCGTCAAGGTTGTTCTCAACATACCAAACTTTCAGCAACATCTCGTAATGGTGCAAAGAAAAAATATAGAGGTCAAGGCAAATAATGCTTCAACTTGATCCACAAATCCCAGTTCTGACTCCTAAAGGATCAGGCTGGGCATTTTTTTTGATAGATAGATCACAAGAGCATGATTTTGAATGGGTTGTATTTTTAGATAATGGTGGAAGTTGTTGGACTTTCAAAAACAGCGACATTAGAATTCAAAAAAATTATACTTTACATAGAACTAACATTGACAATTTGGGATAGGAACCCCGTAAAAAGTTCTAATTCACTAGAATTAGGAGCATTTATGTCAAACTTACCTACAGACAGAAATAAAGATTATATGTATCAAATGTGGGGAACTACAAAACTAGTTACAGATTACAATGTACCCACAGATAAAAAAACAATTCAAGAAATTATGCATGATGATATTCCCAAACACAAGCATTATCTAAAAGAACAAGCAGATATTCATGAGGGGATTAGAAATGATGAAGATTATGATGATTGGGAGTATGGGACTGAGCCTGTCTATGGTAAACCCCAATAAATAAAAGTATTATATTCAACCAAAAAAGTGCCATTAGAGAATATATCTAGACAATTCAAAGATATTAGTTTAGCATTTTTGAAGCATCCAGTCACTAAGGATATTGGCATTTTAAAAAATGAAGATGCTATTAAGAAGTCTGTCACTAATTTAGTAAGAACTAGAGTAGGAGAAAGATTTTTTAATCCTTTATTAGGATCTAATGTTGAAAATTATTTGTTTAGTCTAGCAGAAAGTGGGTTGCAAGATTCTCTTGAAGAAGAAATAAAAACTGTATTAAGAAACTTTGAACCTAGAATTTCTTTAACAACTGTATCTGCATTTTCTATTCCAGATGAAAATGAAATTCAAGTAAATATAGTTTATGATATAGTTGGATTAGATCTCGCAACACAATCTATAACATTTATACTTCAACCAACTAGGTACTAATGGCATTTACTCAATTTACTGACTTAGATTTTGATCAAGTCAAAGTATCAATTAAAAACTACTTAAGATCTAACTCAAATTTTACAGACTTTGACTTTGAGGGATCAAACTTTTCTGTTTTAATTGATGTTTTAGCATATAATACATATCTGACTGCCTACAACACCAACATGGTTGTTAATGAGGCATTTATAGATAGTGCTACCATTAGAGAAAATGTAGTTTCTCTTGCAAGGAACATTGGGTATGTTCCCCTTTCAAGAAGATCAGCAAAAGCTACTGTTTCATTTATTGTTTCTAACATTAGTGCCTCAATAAAAACTGCAACTTTAAAGTCTGGTATTGTTTGTACTGGAGATTTAAACAATAGTAGTTACATTTTCTCTATTCCAGAAGATATTACTGTTGGAGTTTCCAATGGACAAGCAGTTTTTGAAAATATTGAGATCTATGAAGGAACATTTTTAACTAAAAAGTTTGTAGTAGACACTTCGCTGCCAAATCAAAAATATATTTTACCCAATCCATACATTGACACTTCAACAATAAGAGTAAAAGTTAAAAATACCTCTCAAGATACCACCTCAGAGCAATATAATTACATTGACAACATCATTGGAATCAATTCAGAGTCTCAAATTTTCTTAGTTCAGGAAATTTCTGATGAAAAATATGAAATTTTCTTTGGTGACGGAATTTTTGGCAAAAAATTAAGCAATAATAATGAAATTAATGTTTCATACATTGTAACTAATGGAAAAAATGGCAATGGCGCAACAAATTTTGCATTTTCTGGCATAATTACAGCAAATGATGACACTGATTTAAGTGGAAATGCACAAAATATTACTACAAATCAATCAGCGCAGAATGGAGATGACATTCAATCCATAGAATCTGTTAGATATTATGCTCCTAGACTGTATTCCTCCCAATATAGAGCAGTTACTGCATTGGACTATGAGGCTTTACTGCCATCTATCTACCCAAACTTAGAATCAGTGACTGCATATGGAGGAGAAGAAACATCTCCACCTCAATATGGTAAAGTATTTTTAGCAGTTAAACCAAAAAATTCAGATTACTTATCAGAGTCTACTAAAGAAACACTTTTACAAACTCTTAAGAAGTATAGTGTAGCAGGAATTCAACCAGAGTTTGTTGATATAAATGTTCTTTATGTAGAATTAGATTCCTCTGTATACTATAATTCAAATCTAGTTAACTCTGTAAGTGACTTGCAAACTAAAGTTATCTCATCTTTGGATTCTTATTCATCTACCACTGATTTAAATAAATTTGGAGGAAGATTTAAATATAGCAAAGTTTCTAGTATTATAGATTCTACAAGCACAGCAA